GATGTTCTTTATTTTGAATACATCGAGGGTGAACCTCTCGAAGAATGGATGAAAAGGGGTCAATCACCCGAAGCTTATCGTCGAGTGATTTCTCAACTCATCACAAACTTGAAAAGAATTCATGAAAAGTATCCAAAGTTTAGACACCACGATCTTCATTGGAACAACATTCTCGTATTGAAGGGTAACAAACCCATCATGATTGATTTTGGTATGTCCACGATCGAAGGTATTAGAAACCCAAATGTCACGAGTGGCGAGTTTAAGAAATCTGGTATTTACTCTGGATCACATCAAATGTACGACGCACACTACATTCTTAACATCATATACAATTACACAAAATCCGTACCGGTGCGTCATTTCATGGAAGACCTCTTTTCACGACAATATCTTCTTAGATCCTCGCTCGTTACCAAAGATTTCCGTCTCCGTCCTATAAAACACATAGGTCTTCCAACATATGACCAAATCTTGAAACACCCATTCCTTCAAGCTAAGAAGAAGATCATCATTCTCAGAAAGATTATCCCCAAAAAGATTGTGGCACCCAAACCCAAAACACCCGCGAAACCTGCCACCATGAGCGCCATTCGTCGTGCGAGGGCTGTTCTTCAAAAGGAAGCTGAAAAGAAGAAGCTTCCACCAAAGAGACCCGGTATTGCCATGAAACCGAAAACACCAAAGCCAAAAATATTCATCAACAAGAATGGTGATCTCAAAATCGACAGGCGCAAGTGTCGTCTCTACAAGAAGGAAGAATTAGTCAAAATGTTCAAATTAGATTCAAACTTAACCAAAGAACAAATGTGTAAATTCATAAAAAATATGTAATGGTATAGTATAACTATGTACGCGTTCGTGATATTATTCATTGTCGCGCTTTATTTATTGTCTCGACTGCCTACGCGTATTCCGAGGGGTAAACCCTGGACTATTTACGGGACCATGGGATGTGGATGGACTCGTAAACAGTTGGACTATATGCGAAGAACTGGTAAGCCCTTCGTGTTCGTCGACTGCGACAAAAAAGAGTGCAGTAGTGATATTGACGCGTTTCCTATGCTCGTCAGCCCCGAAGGTGTGCGTCATAAGGGCTATAAAGAGATTTAAATGCCGCGAACAGCTGCGATGGACACGGACAACACAAACGCATCGAAGAGTGTGCTGATCGGCTTGAGCACGGTGATGTGCTTCGCGAGGGAGCGATTCCAGAACACTCGAAGAAGGAAGGTTCCGATCAAGATATTGAGGAGGAACACGAGCGCTTCTGTGATCATATCCGACTTGTTTTCAGCCTTAACGATTTCCTTGAACATTTTACTATGTAACTATATTTTTTTCTGAGTCAACTGTATATGGCACCGCTTCCCTTGAGTGGCTCCGAAAGAAAATTTACAAATAGACGTTGGGGCACGTCAACTGGAATAGGTAATAATAATTGTTATGCGTACGCTGTGGGTGACTACGAAGCGTATAGGTTTCAAAAATCTATTCCTGGTGATAGATCGGGTATGTCAAACGCACCTCATAACTACACACACTGTAAGAGTCTTCCTCAACGCGTCGTTTCGGACAACCCAAAGAAAGTATACAAGATAGATGGCAATAAGAAGTGCAAGAAGGGGTATTACAAGGTCATGATGTTCGTGTGTCCTGGACGTCCCACGAATTATATTCGACAAGGTGATTTTCACTTCTATGTGCAACACGGTGTCGTTGAATATAAAGTCAAGGATGGAGATACCGTCGCGCGCATCGCGAAGTTCTTCAAGGTTCCCGAATCAAGAATCAAAAGTGTGGGAAAACTTCAAACGGGTAAACCCATTGTTTTCAAAGCGAACGTCTTCAGTCACAAGCGTGGTTGGGCTACGGGTCCACTTCTGACTGATGCGAAAGGAAAATCTATCGTCGATCCCAGAAAAGCGTCTAGAAACTATCCTGGATTAAATTACAGTAAATATTGTAGTTCATTCTGCGTCCGTGATCGAGGTATCAAAGTCGGTAAGACTCACCCCAAGGTCGCTCAGCAAGCTGTTAAGATCTAGTGTATTTTCTACGTCAAATGAAATATCAAATAAATCCATCACGTTAAATACAATATCCTCGTTTAACGTCGTGCTGTTTGATGTAGATGTGTAATTGTTATGTATCGAAAGAGTCACCTTAAATTGTGAAACGTCGAACACTTTTCTACATAATGGACAGGTATTCTTACCTTTATCCTTCCAATCTTCTAGGCACTTTGAATGAAATATATGTCCACATCGAATAGGTGGATTTAATCTCGATGATCTCACCTGATTAAGACATATAGAACACGTGCTCATCCTAGAGTACGAAACTAATCTTTTTTATCATATTTTACTCACAGAGGCTTGTCACACGTCGAGCAACGATCATTGCTATCCTGCGTCGACTGATATTTGTCGATCAAGCCCGGACCACTCTTTTGAAGGAGTTGACGGTACGCGTAGTTATCAACGAACGGAACCTTGTTTGTTTCCATAATCTTATTATTGAGCAATTGCGAAGACGTGTTGATGGTGAAGCATCGCCCGTCGGCCATACCAAGTCGCTGAGACATATTGTTAATATTACATTAGAAATTTATTGGCCTGTTCTCGATCGTGCGTAACCACGAGTGAAATCCATTTTCCCTGATTCTCGGGATGAGAGATTCACATTTGTAGCCAAGGAAAACATCAAAGTTTTCCTTTTCTACCGTCTGCGATACTCGAATCGCTGGATTTTCGTTGATGTGTTGATTGATGATATTGTATGCAAAAACAATCTCTTTGAGTGTTTCTGCACCGGTTATAATAATCTTACCCGTCGAAAAGATGCTCGTCGTGATCTCCTTCATCTCTTCGGCTGGTTTAAACTTGATCTTGACGGCTGAATATCTGTCTGGTTCAAATGAAACTTTAAAGAGACCGTCGTGTTTTTCAAAATGATTTGCCACCATCATGAGATTGATGTTATAGTTCAAACTGAAATTGGAATTGATCATCACGATTCTGAAAGTTTCTGGTGACACCTCCCGCTTCATATTGAGACACACTTTCATGATGTATGTCAATTGTGTGATGATTCTCTTGCAATCAAACAAATCTGAGCACCCAGCCACCTGAATGCTTCCATTCGGGAATACTTTGATGGATTTAGTACTGTACACATCTTCATATGTCAATGTGATCTGATTGAAAAAGGTTGTGGGTTTGAGTTTCCATTCAAATCCACCGAATTTTGAACCACTGCGCCGAAGCCTGATTGAACCAAGTTTTTCAAAAGCGGTGCGTAGTTTTTTGATATCAATCTCTTCGATAAAATTAGAGATCATCGTGATAGTCGTAATCTTTATCCAAGAGGGTTTCGTCTCTTCCGGCATCTTACTTCTAAACTCATCGAGCGTGAGAAGATATGAGAAGGTATTGTTGGCTATCGCCGCGTATTTCATGATTAAGTTTAAATTTCAAAGGATCGACACACACTTAGGCGTTTATAAATAATGGTTTAGAGAAAAGAGTGGTTTTCCACCTAGAGAAAGTGATGAGTTCGTTCTTAAAGAGAGCACTCGTCGTGCACGACATAGAATCCGATCTCTCTTATGTTGAAATCAACTACTTGAAATATGTCCCGGGACGTGGGTATATTGATTTCGTCGATTATTTGAACACAACGGCTCGCGGTGACTGGACGGAACTTGTATCACGAAAACAGTCGATCCAATATGAAAATTTTCTCGAAACGATGGTTGAACCGACGAGGGAAACGCGTGTCAAAATGGCGACGATTGCGTTAGAGAATATTCTCCATGGAATCGTGGACATAAAAACATATATTCGAGTCATGAATACTGTGAAGATACTCGATCCATCATTCACACCTCCGTTCATCAACAAGAAAATCGCTTGGCAACGCAAGGTGGCTGAAGATTTTTGCAAAGAAACACTAGTGGATGTCATAGAGCGCACCGCGTCTTTGAAAAAACTTCAACGCTTATTTAACGTCTTAAAATTAATAGAATTGCGATGATCAATATAATGAAGATCAAAACATATCTAAAATCAAATCGGAACCCTCGTCGTTTCCGCCCATTTGGATTACCACGTCGCTCGACGGTGAATCCATAGTCAATATTTCGTTGCGGATAAAGAGGTCGCGCGTCGGCACAATTCGCTTTAGGGGGTGCGCACAATTCGTTCGTGCGCCACCCACCCGTGCGTGCATAATCACAATACGGACTCTTTTCATCCTGAATCTCCATACCGGACTTTTCTTTGACGAGGTTCCTGTCGGCAAAATCACCGAGCTGACGGACACCACCCGGCAAAGAAAAATCGCGAGACACGAACGGATTGACATCGTTTATCGCATCCTGATCGCAAAGCATATACTTGCTCATATTTAATAGTACATTACATTTTATATTTTTTGGTCTTAACTTTGTGCTTGTGCTCATCCCACATCTTATCGAGATCTACATCAAGCATGTGCGCGAGTTGAAAGAGGTAACTAAAAACATCTCCCATTTCCATCATGACGTCTGTTCCTCTGTCCTTCTTGAGATTTGTCTTCTTGTATGTTTTCTTCTGTTGCCTGATCGCTGACGCGAGTTCGCCCACCTCTTCTGTGAGCAGGAGCCACACGGTGTCCACGGCGGCACGATCCCATCCTTTAGATTTACAGACCTTTTCGGTTTCATCCTTGTAATAATTCAGGCTCATCTTACTAATTCCTGGAGTAAAAACTTTAAATATTTATAAATAACAAATGGAACTGAATAACATCGATCGTATGTCGATCGCCTCTATCGCATCTTTAATCGTTATCATCACGATCATGATTCGTCTTCGTGTTCAGGCGGAAAAGTCTCGAAAAATGGCGATGTAAATAATAGCTACATAGAGTATAATGGATTACTTACCAGTGCATCTGTATAAGAGTATCAAAAAATTGCAGGACGTGCACGATTTTTTAATACAGAATTACGATGAGCGCGATGCGTCGATTTCTAAAATGAAGCGTCTTATCGACGTAAGTATCAAACGTATCCGTGATCTCAATAAGATTTCACCGAACGCATCCGCGGTGATCGATTCGATGGATCCATCGAACATAATACATTTATCACTTCACCTGTATAATTTACAATCCTATCTTTGCACTTAAATCAATCTTCTTACCGTATGTACTCGTATTAATCGGTTGCGCAAGCGGTACACTTAACGTATCGATATCGCGAACGTATCCCATGTACTGAGACACTCCACTTTGAATTTGTGACATCGCCGTTTGAATAACACGTGCATTCATTTCCTTGACTTGTTCATTCACTTTTTCAAAATGGTTACCCGAGTTGTTAATAAAAACAACACGCATGATACCATACAAATCATCCTTGTTTTGGTAATCGATCGCGATTCCAGTTTTATTCTTAAATTCCTGTCTGACCGCCCGCTGGAGAATATTGGTATTGAACTCAGAAAAGAAGAGTGTGTTCAGTGGAGTCTGACATTGCTTCAGGGAATTAAGATGAAGTTCGTCACACATTTAATATAACGCTGGAAAAAAAACTGTTGGTAGATATTAAATATGTTTGTGCTCGCTGACTTTGATGCGACATATAGTACGAAGCCTGATAACAAGGAGCGTGTCCCGGACAAAAGCGCCGAGCCCTTCATTGGATCTTATGCGCCGATTTCCAAACCTGGGGAAGAAGGTCCGTTTAACGTGAACACGTATCTTCTCCAGCCGAATAGAAAGGTTGAAATTGCTGGTCCGGTTCGCGTTAGAAGTACTGATATCACGTGTCGTCGTAAATAAGTTAAAAATAAAACAACTAGAGTAATTATAAGAATGAGAGTCGTGAAACGCTCAGGTCGTATTGAGGATATGAAATTTGATAATGTCACCAATAGGATCAAGAATTTAACATACGGACTCTCCGAAAAATGTGACTCTTCAAAGGTTGCGCAGCAAGTATTCTCCTCTATGTATGACGGGATTTCTGCCCAAGAAATAGATACACTTTCCGCTGAAATTTGTATTGGAATGATCACGTCAGACCCCGATTACGAGGTATTGGCGACTCGAATCATCGCGAGTAATATTCAAAAAGTGTGTCCAAACAATTTTCACGTCGCGATGAAAAAGCTTGCAAAAGCGGGTATCGTGACGGATAATGTCGCGAGAATAGCCGGACGCGTGCGTGACGATATCGTCACAAAACGGGATTACGATTTTGGTTATTTTGGTTTGAAAACACTCGAGAAGTCATATTTACAGAGACTTGACGGTGTCTTGATGGAGACACCTCAATACATGTTCATGCGCGTGTCGATCGGTATTCACGGTGACGATATTCCGTCTGTTCTGGAGACCTACGACAAGATGTCACAAGGCTTCTTCATTCACGCAACACCAACCCTCTTCAACGCTGGTACACCGAGACCCCAAATGTCCAGTTGTTTTCTCATCGCAAACAAGGAAGACTCCATCAATGGCATTTACGGCACTCTTACCGAGTGTGCGCAAATCTCAAAATGGGCTGGGGGTATCGGGATGCACATCCATGACGTCAGGGCCAATAAGTCTCGTATTAGAGGTACAAATGGTCAATCAGATGGTATTATTCCCATGCTTCGCGTATTTAACGCCACAGCGCGCTATGTAAATCAAGCTGGGCGTCGCAAAGGATCTATCGCGGTCTATCTCGAGCCATGGCACGCGGATATCATGGATTTCTTGGAGTTGCGTCTCAACCAAGGTGATGAGGAGGCGCGTTGCCGCGATCTCTTCTCGGCTCTCTGGATTCCGGATCTCTTCATGAAAAGAGTCGAAGAAGGTGGACAGTGGTCTCTGTTTTGTCCGGACAAGGCACCTGGTCTCTCTGACGCCGTCGGTGACGAGTTTGAAGCTCTCTACACAAAGTACGAGGAAGAGGGTCGGGCGACCGCGACCGTGCCAGCCGCTGAAGTGTGGAAATCCATCATCAGGTCTCAAACCGAGA